TGGTTCCGGACTGTCCGCCCTTGAACTTCGCGGAGTAGTCGGGAATGCCAGACTTCAGGAAGGTGAGGTTGTTCTTGAGGAGAAATTCGGACTCGCGGACGACGAGCTGGGGGGAGACGGTGGCGACGGTGGACATGATCAGTGCTCCTGTTTTTCACGCCAGGCGAAGTACTCCGCCTGCGTCATTTTGGAAGGGTCGGTTTCAGCCACACGTGCAGGGCCGGAAACCGTCCGGGTGACCGGAACAGGTTGGCGCGCGGGCGGCTGGTTCGGCCTGATGGCCTGGGGTTTGGTGCTGGACGTGGCGCCGATCGATGCCAAGATCCGTCCGGCCTGCAGCGGGGTCGCGCCAATCAGTCGGTCCATGACCTCCTGGTTGGTCACGATGTCCCAGACGAGCCCAGGGCCTTCGGCGACAATGGAGCGGTATACCTCCGGGTGGAAGTCAAGCTCCAATGCGCCAAACATCTGGACAGCTTCAACAATCTGCGGATTCGTCGCGGCCATGGCTTCTGCCTGGCTGTTGAACGAATTCACGAGAGTGTCGATCGCGTCTTTCTGTCGCAAGTCTTGAACGGTCTGCTGCGAATGCCTGGAAGCGAGGGTCTGGGCCGTGGCGTGGGTGTATTCGCGGATAGCGGCCTTGTATTCTTCGAGGGAAGAATACTTGGACGGATCCGGGAGGTCGTCGGCCTGCTGCTCCGCCTGCTGGGGGCGCGTCAGTTCGGCGAGTTGTCGCTCCAGTTCCGCGGCCCGCGCCTTCGCCTGGTTCTTTTCGGAAACCACGGCAGAGAAACGGGAATACGGGATGGCGCTGGGAAGTTCGCGCTTTGGCTGCTCCTGCTTCGGTGCTTCCTCGGTTCCGGCCGGAGCCTGTTCCGCGGCGTCGGTGACGCTGGGCGCAACATCTTCGGGGATCTCGGATTCGAGGATTTCGCTGGTCGTTTCTTCGCTCACTGGATGCCCTCCGGGGCAATCGAGAGGACTGGGTAGCCCTCGTCCGGCTCGTCTTCAACGTCCTCCGCGGGAGCCGTCGCCGCGGGGGTCGGAGTCGTCACGGCATCGAGAACGGCGCGCTCATTGGCGCCCCGCTCCTTCATGGCCGCAATCTGGAGGTCGGTTTCGGCGGCGATGCGCGCGGCGAGGATCTTCGCATCGCTGTCGATCTGCGCCTTCTGGATGGTCGTCTGCGCCTGCAGGGTGGTCTTCTGGATCTCGGCATCGGTGCCGGATTCCAGTTCCTGGATGCGCTGCGCCATGAGACTGCGGGCCTTCGTGGCCTCGGCAAGCTCTGCCTGCATCGCCTCCATGGCCTGCGCCATCTGGTCGAGCATCGCGCGAGGGTCTCCGCCCTGCTTCTCGTCCTGCTTGGCCTCGCGCATGCCCTGCTTGATCAGATATTTCTCCACCACCTCGGAGAGTTCCTGGGCGCCAGGAATGTCCATTGCCTGGATCAATTCGGGGGCGCCAAGCTGGGCGATCACGGGGTTTTTCGTCCCGATCTCCGACAGCATGGAAACGAACTGTTCGCGCTTGGTGCGGAAGTTCGGGCCGGAGACAACGCGGACTCCGTAGGTGCCGCCGTTGAACCCCTGCAGGTCTTCGCGGATGCCCTGGATCGATGAGACTTCCTGCGAAGTCAGTTTGCCATCTTCGGCCGCGTGCAGAATCATCTGCTCATCGGCGAACACGGACAGAAGGCCATTCAGGACGGCGCCTTCGTACTCGATCAAGGAGCGAAGATTCGCCTCGTAGTGGTAGGTCCCGAGGTCCGCTTGCTCCTGGCGCACTATCATGGCGCGGCCGGACTCGCTAGACTGACGCCCCAGGTGAACGTCGAAGATTCCGGACATGGCCTTGATCTCTTCGGACGCTTCGGCGCTGGCGTTGGCGTATCCGGCCGGGATCTCGGGTGCGGGCGGATAGATTGGTCCAAGGCCTGGAGCGCTCGGGTCGGGAGTCCAGAGGCGGAACGCGGCAGAATTTCCGCCGGCCCAGGTCTGGGCAATCGCGGGGTCGGAAACCATTCCGGGCGTGAGCGTCGCGGGAGGTTGCTTCTTGCCGGAGAGGTATTCGTATTCCTCCGACTTCCACAGGTTCTTGAACCGCTGAGGCTCCTTGATGTCCCGAACCACGCCCTTGTAGATCACCTCTCCTCCGACGTCGGCCTCTTCGCCGACGAGGAAGAAAATGGGGATCAGGGAGCCGGGAAACTGCTCTGCCTCACCGAGAACGCCAGCACCGTCGAGGAAGGTCTGCCATACCGTCCCGTCTTCGCGCTTCTCCCAGAACTCGGCAACGCGGATAGATCCTTCCTTGACCCACGACTCGGCGCCTTCGGGGGGCTCGGCCGATGTCGCGGACCCGTCGGGATACTTGGCCTTGTATGTGGCCTCGGGAAGGTCAACGTACACCGTGCAGTGCCGCATGTCCGAGAGGTTGACGGCCTTGGCCTCGCAGTCGGGGACAACGTGCAGGGGGTTCAGGATGCGCTCGTATCGGATCTGCGGGGCGCCGCTGGCGTCCTGGCCGAGCACCACGCGGTAGGCGCCGAAACCACCGGTCGCCATGCACTTGACCGCGGCCGCGCGTGCAGCTTCGGCGCCTCCGGTGATCTCGATAGCTCGGATCATTCCCGCGCGGAATTCGGCCATCTCCTGGGATGCGCCCTCGCCCTGCGCCGTGACGTGGACGGAGTAGGCTTTCGATGTGATGGCGTTGGAGACGCGCCGGATGATCGGGCCGCAGACGTTGTAGGTGATGCGGGGGAGCTTGTCGGAGCCGCGGCGCGACCATTCGGTGCTGTCCCACTGCTTCTCTCCCCCGAGGACGGCGAACTCCGTATCCTCCTGGTAGGCCTTCCGCTGCCGGGAGCGCGCCTCTAGGTCGGCGTCGATCGTCTTCCGGATTTTATCGTGGTTCGCGTCGGCCATGTTTCCAAAAATACGCTAATTTCCCAAATTCCGCAATTCACCAGCGTTTGGGGATCACAATGGGCGCGGAAGACGGCTTTGCATGGCCGAAAATCAACGGCTCGACGGCGTAGCGAACCGCGTCCCACCCGTGATTGTGCGCATCCACGATCTCCGGCCGGATGTCCTGGGTCAATCGGTCCACCTTGTGCGCCCAAAGGCGGGCCTCGTCCATGAGGTGCGGGCAATCGGGGTGGATCACAATCGAATCGTGCGACCGCATCCACGCCACGCCATCTTCGACAGACCCGGGCCACTTGCGGCACGAAAGAGCCTTCGGATACCCGTGGTTGCGCAGATAGGAAACCGACTCCGGCCGAGAGTTGTCGCAGCGTAGCGCGTGCTTCTCCGCCTCTGGCAGGTTCGCCAGGAGGTCTGGGTACATGTCGATATCCACGGCAATCCCGCGCGCCTCTCTCCGGATGTAGAGGCTGTTGGCGTGCCTCCAGACCTCGACGGCGTGCGTCGGATCCTGGGAGAACCCGAAGTCCATGCCGAAATAGGGTCCGTCCCACGAATCTTTCTTTGGCTCAAAGCGGTCCACGCACCACTTACCGCGGAGTACTTGGACATCCGAGCGGGATACGGGCTGTCCTTCCCAGATGTGCAAATAGGCGTCCGGGTCTTTCTGCGCCAGGTGGTCCTTTTCAATTTTGAGGGAATCGGGGAACCAAGGGTTGTCCCGCCAATTCACCTTGAGCACAAGCGCATTAGGCGGCGCGTTCTCGATGAACCTCTGATAAGTTGGGTCTGTCTTTTCGCGCGGGTTGAAGGAAATGAAGATTTGCGCCCCGGAATATCCTCCGCTCGGCATTTTCATTCCGCGGCCGCGGATTGTGGGAATCAGAATATCCCACGACGCCTTCGAGACTGTTTCAGCTTCTTCGACCCAGCACCAATCCACGCCTTCGGCAGATTTGATTTTGTTCGGGTCGGTGCGAATTCCGGCGAACGTGATTTCCGAGCCGTTGGCGTGGAAGATCCTTTCGCGCTGCACGGTCCAGCCGGGAAGGCTCATTTCCTCGATCTGGTTGGCAAGGAGCCGATGCACCGAGTCGGCCAGGGATTCCTGCGTTTCGCGCACGCAAAGCCCTTGTAGGGGCTGCTGTGAGGACAGCAGAAGCCGATCGCGGGCGATGGTCCACGACTTTGAGGATCCGCGGCCTCCGTAGATCACGAAGAACCGATGCGTCTCCCGAAGTCGCGCCGCCCATCGCGGCATCTGGATGTTATTCCTTGGGGGCGTCAATGTATTCGACGGTCAGGGAGTGTTGGATCGGACCGCCACCGGGGGCGGAATGAGTATTGTCCACCTCTTGCTTGTCTTTCCACCCGATCACATTCTTTGCCGTGAAGATTGCAAACGGCGTTTCGAATGCCCCCGCAAGGCCACCTTCGGCCAAGAAGGCCTCCTGCATGTCCTTTGCTCTTTTGTAGGCGCGGGAAAATTCAGGGTAAACAAGTTCTCCGGAGTCGGTTGTTTTGCTTGCCCAATCGGCAAGCGTGCTTCGGTCAACGTCAAGGTTTGCCGCAAAGCGCGCCAGGGTCGGGAACTTGTTTGGGATGATCTTCGTTCGCTCTGCGCCGTTCCCGTCCTTGTAGCTTTCGATTTGAAACGGCTCTTGGCTGAAGAACTCGATGATCTGACTGCAGTACGCGGGATCGTACTCGCTTGGCCTCCCCGCGGGCATCACCGCCCCCAATTCTGTTCGGGGATGAACCCGGCGACCGTCTCGACTCGGCACCCCGTCAGGGCTCCGTATTCGGTGCGCGTGACGCCTTCCCATCTGGAGGAGCATCTAGCGGTCGCAATCGAGTGCGTCCCCCAGACGATGCCAGCGCAGGCAGCAATGATGAGGATGGTCCCGGTGACGACTCCGGCGATCTC